GATTTAGTATTTTATGATAATTTAGAAGATGGTACAAAAAAATTATCGGGGGTTGAATATAATAGTATGATAGCAATATTAACTAAGGCGTTTCAAGAGCAACAAACTTTAATTGAAAATTTACTACAAAGGATTGAATTTTTAGAAAATAAATAATAATGAATTTAACTATTGAAAATGTATTCTATATTATTAGTCTTGGTAGTTTTATTCTTTTTATTGGTGCCTGGTACGGGGCCACTAAAAAAAAATTGGCCGAAATAGAAACTGATCTAAAAGAGGTTAAAAGTGATAAATACGATATTATTGACAAATTAGCTAGAATCGAAACTAAATTAGATTATTTAAATAAGGAAAAATGAATAATTGGAAAACAACATTGGGGGGGGTACTAGCTGCAAGTTCAGAAGTATTACCCGTAAATACTGGAATACAAGGCGTTATTAGGGCTATTGGTTTATTATTATTAGGTTGGGCTGCTAAAGACCATTCAAAAAGTCTAAATGACAAAGCAAAATAAAAATATATTATTAATAATATTGGGTATTTTGGGTATTTCTGCAATTTCTAAGGCTGCAAGTTCAAGTTTTTCGTCTGCTTTAAATTTTATTAAAAAAGCCGAAGGGGGCCTATATTTAAAAGCTTACCAGGATAGCGGTGGTGTTTGGACTGTGGGGTACGGCTCAACGTATGATTTTGACAAACAAAGGAAAGTTCAGCAAGGGGATATAATAACCGAAGCCCAGGCGCAAAGATGGTTAGAAATGGAAACAAGTCAAAATGCTAAAGATATAGATAAATTAGTGACGGTCCCATTAACAAATAATCAAAAAAATGCCTTAGTATCTTTTGTTTATAATGTGGGGATAAACGGGTTTAAAGCTTCAACAATGCTTAAATTATTAAATAGTGGTGCCGATAAAAGCATTGTAGCGGATCAATTTGATAGATGGGTATATGATAACGGTGTAAAAGTAAAAGGATTAATAAATAGGCGGAAAGCTGAAAAAGACTTATTTTTGTCTTAGGTTTTTGTTTTAGAAGGAATTCATAAATTAATCGGGGTGTTTCTACACCTCGATTTTTTTTTGCTTATTCCATATTGGAATTGTTAAAATGGAATTGGAATTCCAATATGGAATGGTTAAATTGGAAATTTAGTTCAATTTTAAAAATATTGATTTTCAATGAGTTATAAATTATTTTATGGGGCATTTTATGTGCCACATAAAAAATATTAGGTTATATGAAATTAATTTTTTAATCTTTGTTTTTCTAATCTAAAACTCAAACCATGATCAAAGCAACCTTTCGTTTCTTTTATGGAAACGACGATGACCGTACCTTGTACGTCTACACAATTGAACTTCATTCCTTATTTTTTACCGCTGCATTTGTTGAAGCAAATAACATTGTAACTTTCTTACAAGTTGCAGGATGCGACATTTTAGATTGCAAATTAACTGAATGCCCTATTGGATAGGGCTATTTTTTTAACCTAAAATTTAAATTAATGGAATACTCAGCCTACAAAGGATATACTATTATTTATTATCCTAAAAGAAAAGTTTATGTAATTCATCCTTTTGTCCAGGAATACAAAACACTAAAAAGTGCAAAGGCCTGGATAGAGTACTTAATTAAATAACCCTATAAAATAAAAATTTATGAAAAGAGATATTATAACTGTTATAGTATTAATCATTTTAGCCCTATTATGTGACTCTATAATTAATTTTTAATGATAGATAACCCTTTATATCTTGAACTCCAAAAAAATGCCTATAAAAGAGGATATCAGCCACCAAAAGAGCAGATATTGTTATCTATCCAGGGGCAAAATATTGGATCAATACAAAACTATATTATTATAAGCGGGGGTTAAGGGCCTATATTAATTTATAGGCCCTTAACCCTTTGGACTTCCAAAAAGTGGTAAAAGTACATTTACCACTTCAATAGTATCAAGTAGCTTTGGAGTATACGATATTTTTGGAATGAAATTACAAACCTTACCAGGTAGAAATAAAATTCTTTATATTGATACTGAAAGTAGCGAATTTGATTTTTATAAACATATGGATAGGATAAAAGATGTAGCAGATATTAACGAGTTACCCACATTTTTTGAAAGTTTTTGTTTGCGTAAGGAAAGTCCCGAAACCATAAAATTAATGATCCAGGCTTATATCGAAAATACGCCAGAATGTAGTATAATTATTTTAGATGGTTTGCTTGATATTGTTATGAATTATAATGACGAAATAGAATGTAGAAAGGTAGTAAATTGGATAAAAGAAATTACAACCGTACACAATTTGTTATTGATTGGGATTCTTCATACTGGCAAAAATGAAGGTAAAACATTAGGTCACCTGGGAAGCAATACCGATCGATGGGCTCAAAGTACTTTATCAGTAAAAAAGGAAGAAAATGGATCTTTTATTTTAGAGCCAAAATTTTTAAGATCTTCGGGAGGTTTTAAGCCAATTGAAATACAGTATTCAATTGACGATAATAAGTTCATACAAATCAATTCAATGCCAGTAAATGAGCCTAAAATAAAACATTTTAGCAATTACACGGACCAGGAGCACAATAATAATTTAAACATTATTTTTGAAAAACAAAAATACTTTAAATATGAAGATCTAATTACTCAAATTTCAAAAATTGAAAATAGAGGTATTAATTTTTCTAAAAGTTATTTAAAGTATTTTAAAGACAAAAATTTCATTTCTAAAAATACACAAAATGAATATTTTGATTATCGAAAAAATTTTTAAAAACTAAAACAAAAAACATGAAACAAGAAAAAAAAGATTATTACATTTCAAAAGAACAATTAGAAAAATTAGATTGGTTTCATAGCAGAATTGATTATGCAACCGAATTAATTAAAAATATTGCTTTAAATAGAAATGATGAAGAAAATTACATTGAAAATTTTATGGAATTAACTTATGATTTAGCTCAAACAAATTCAAAATTAGAGCTTTTGATGTTTGAATTACATGTATTACAACACAAAATTAAAGACCAAAAAATATGACAAATGAAAAAAATAAAAATGCAGATTCTATTTTTTTTAATAAAATTATTATGGCAAATAGAAAAAATAAAAAAGAAACTAGGGCAGAAAAAAAAGAAAGGATCAGAAAAAGAATGCTTATAATCCTGGATAGTATTGAGAAAAATTTACGCAAAAAATAACCCTAAAATGCCCTATCCTATTGATTTAATGATAGGGCATTTTTATGGTTTTACTCAAATAAAACAAATGTAACTTTAACCTTTTTCAACACAAAAATAATAAAATTATGTTATCAACCAAATATTTCACGGCAATTTTTTTTGATGAGCAAAAAAAAGCTTACAAATATCGAAACATTAAAAACGATTCTAGATCCTTAGAATCCTTTACGGCATTTGCTTTGCGAAAAAATGCGGTTGAAATAAATTACTATTGCACGGCCACAAAAAATTTTAGTCATAAGGTTTTTTTAAAGGTGAAAAAGATTAAAATTTAAATATATTATTTTTCGTTAATGTAACCGTAATTTTTACGGTTTTTTTATGCCTAAAATTCTTTAAATTTTGGTAGGTATTTTGGAACGGAACGGGTGCGGAACGGACGGAACGGGCCCCCCCCTAAAGGGGGGCCCGTTACCTTTCGCCCGTTCCACACACACCCGTCGGAAAAAAAAATATTTGTTGGTTTGAAATTTTTTTGTAGTTTTGATCAACCTTTTTCAAATTTTATCAATTTTTAATTTTTTTTCAATGTCAAAAAATATAATTTTTATCGGTTTGGCTTTCCTGGGATGGCTTGGCTACAAAAAATATATTTTGGCACAAAAAATAAATATTGGTTTAAAAAATATTGGTTTCAACGGTGGAAATTTTTTAAATCCAATTGTTAACGTTCAGTTAGAAGTTAATAATCCTACTAATACAACTGCAGACGTACAAAAAATATCCGCAGAAATTTTATTACAAAATAAAGTTGTGGGAACTATTTACCAGGATATTAATAAAACAATTTTAGCAAATCAAAAAACGGTAATTAGTTTTGATGTTAATTTAAATTTGCAAGACGCTGCAATTATTTTGATTGCAAATAAATTCAAAAATCAAATTATTGAATTGAAAGGTAATTTAATCGTCGATTTTGTTTATTTTCCATTAAATTATCAAATTCAATTACCATAGATGAATTTATTGTCTCAATTAGATAGTTTTAAAAATAATCAAAAAATAATTACTTATGATCAGTCAACAAGTGATATCATAAATGCAATTTTAAGGCAGCATTATAAATCTCAAAAAGATTACGATAAATTATATTGTTATTTTGATGGTGGGAATGTTTACAATACTGCAAAAAAAATTTTTAATTATTTAAAGTCAAACATAAGCTATTCAATTGAGCCCGAAAATTTGCAGACTGTTGGTACACCTGCATATATTTTAGCAACAAAAAAAGGGGATTGTAAGCATTACAGTTTGATGTTTGCAGGGTTATTAGATAGCTTTCGCAGAAATACTGGGGAAAAATTTGATCTAGCTTATAGATTTGCAAGTTATGACGGAAGCAAAACACCCGAACATGTTTTTGTAGTTATCAATCCAGGAAGTGAAGAAGAAATATGGTGCGATGCGGTTTTAGATTATTTTAACGAAAAAAAACAACCGAATTATTTTAAAGATAAAAAAATACAAAATATGGCACTAATGTCTCTAAGTGGAATTAATGAAAGACAAGACGCTCAAATGAATGGCGTTTTAGATTTTTTAAATAAAAGCACAGATAAATTAAATAAAAGCGCGGATAGTTTAAATAAACAAACTACTGGAGTAGTAAATCTTTTACAAGCAGGAACTAGCGCAATACCCGTTTTTGGTCAATCTATTTCGTCATTAATTGGATTGGTTAGCGGATTATTTGCAGGTCACTCAGATAGCTATTTAATAGATCATGCAATTATAGATAAAGATTGGGATAAAGCGATGGGTATATTGTTTACCTGGTATCAAAATGTAGGTTTTGATGTAACCAAAAAGCCATGGAGTAAAAAAGGGACCGCACAAGGTTTTTCAAAGGAAATTCCTGAGCCTTATATGTCTTTAAGCCGTTTTGAATGGATGCCCTTAATATGGCAACAAACTAAAAATAAAGATCTAGCTATTTTAATAAATCAAGCTATAAAAGAGGGGTATTTAGATCAAAAATATTTTATAAATAGTAAAAATGAAATGGCCGCAGAGCCTACCGCATTAACAACTTTGTTTGGTGGTGGTAGTGGAAAAACTGGAGGCGTTTCAATACCGTTAATTTTGGGCGGTGCTGCTTTAATAGGTTTTTTAATTTTTAAAAAGAAAAAATAATATGACCGCTTTACAATCAATAATTAAGGAAGCTAAAAGCTTAAAAGCAAAATATCCTAAACGTTATAATAAATGGACCGATTACGTCAAACAAGCATCGGCTATTTATTCAAGTAAGCATAAAGGAAAAAGTCCAGTAGGTAAAAAAAGAAAGGTAGGTGCTGCAAAGCCTTTAAGTAAGCATAAAGACACTAAAAGTCATAATGTTAATATAAGAGTAGTTAGTGGCATTAAAAAGAAAAAAGCAGTTAAAAAATCAGTTAAAAAAAGTACTACATTAACAAAAGTTAAACAAGTGCTTAAAAAAGATCATAAAAGGCTTAAACATGGCTATAATTTATTAGAAGGTAATGTTAGAATAGGTGCAATTAATAACGAAAGAGTAAAACACTATCAAGATATTATTAAGAAAATTGAATTAAATGAAAAATCTTTATACTGGATAGAAAAAGCAGTAAAAGACAAAAAAAATAGTTTAATAGTTAGAAATTTTCATAAAAAACATGCAACTGAATTAAAAAAATATTTAAAAGAATTAAAAACACAAAAAGCAGAACTTAAAAAATTAATTTAATCTTTTTCACCTTTATTAATAATTTAAAAAAAATAAAAATGGCTCGTAGAAAAAAACACACAAAAAAACACACTACTCACCGTAGACGTTCAAAAAGAATGGGAGCAATTAGTATGAAAGGAGGCCTTTCATCAGCTTTATTCACGATTGCGGGTGGCGTAGCAGCTAGATTCGTTTCTAACACAATTAATGGTACTACATTAAATGATTCATACAAAAAGTATGTTGCATCGGTGGCCCCAATTGCCGTTGGTTTATTCTTACCTAAATTTATTAAATCTGACATTGGTAAATCAATCGGAAATGGTATGATTGCAGTAGGTGGACTAGGATTAGTTCAATCAACTGGAGTACTTAGCGGTATGCCAGTAATTGCAAAACGTTATTTAGGACTTGCACCATCAACTCAAAATCCTAGGGGTGCAATTGCAGGAATGGATACGCGCAGCGCAGCCGTTTTATGTGGATAATAAAAATTAAAAATTAACAATTTAACAAACATTAAAATTAAAAAAAATGATTAATCAAATAGGAGCTCGTCTTACTTTTGAAAATGCAAAAGCATTTGTACAATCTCAAGGATATGATGTAAGTCAAGCAGTATTAACTCAATCTTATGTAAGATCTGAAGTTGCAATTTCTTCAAGCGTTACAAATTACCGTTTACCAATTGTTGTTACAGACGCGTCTAATGGACCGGCTTTTAACACAGAACGTCGTGTTGCTCTTCAGGACGTGCATGTTGTTAGTAGTTTATTTATTGGTTTAGCGGCTCCATCAAGTTCAACTGATGCGGCTTTTCCAGTATTGTCATATCCATCAACTGCAACAAATCAATTTAGTGTAGCTCAAGCTGATGCCGCTCTAACATTATATAACGGTTTTATGACAATGCAAGTTAATAATCAAAATATTTTGCCGTCTTATGATATTTTAAGAAGTTATTATGTTCCGCAAACACAAGGCGGAGTAGGAATTACGGCGCAAACTGTATTTCCAGTAGATCAGTGGGATGCATCTGATAACGGTTTTTATCCAATTGAACCAAATTTATTATTAAATGGTGGTGCTAACATCGTTTGTAACGTTGTTTTACCTGCTGCTATTTCAAGTGTAAAAACTGATAGTCGTATAGTTGCAATTTTCCGCACTATCCTTTGTCAGAATGTTACAAGTGTAAAATAAAAAGACGATCCCAATCGCCACCTTGCCAGGTGGGTGCAAACGCCTGGCTTTTTAATAACTTTTAAAAAATACAACAATGCCAATTTTAAAAAGATTTGAAGCCGTTGAAGTAGCAATACCGTCAGGGAGTACTAACACCCGTTTTTACTTTCCAAATCTTCCAAATTTAGCAAATGCCATGATTCAAAATATACAGGTATATACTCCTGGTGTTTTGTCGGCTTCGCCAAATTCTGGAAGTACAATGGTTACTGAAGCAGATTTAAAAAAGAGCTTTTTAACGTTGTATAGTGGAGATTTGCAATTGATATATAATGCTCCTTTATTGACTTTCAATAATATCATTAGTTCAGCTACACCAAATCCATATACAAACGGTTTACCCGATATTGATAACATGGTTATCAGTTGGACAAAAAGCTTTATTTCGCTTTCAAGTGCCGCAGGAACAACCAATTGCGTTTACGCCTTTGGAGTTTATTATAAACTATAAAATATTATAAAAATGGCAGTATTTAAGCCTGAATTACATCGGTTAGAGGATGTTTTAGATTATTACGAAAACAGTCAAGCAACGCATTATAAAATATTTGCTGGAACCAGTCCAAAGGCTGAGTATTGCCGTTTTTATTTTGATGAAGATGAAAAAGAAATTGGATTACAAAAATTAGCTGAGGCTTTAAGGGCTATTCAACAAAATGTCGACAATACCAATCCATATATATTACAATTAATAGAAAAAAAGAAAGTTTCAAGGGGAAAAGATCTTGAAAGTCTTACTCAAATAGTTTTCCAATTAAATAAAGCGGAAAGATATTTGCCAATGATGGCAGGAATGCAGCAACAACCCAATGACAATTTTAATCGTTTAATGGAAAAAATGATCGAAGGTCAAAATTTGATTATATCTAAATTAAGCGCGGACGAATTTAATAATGAAGTTGAAGAGGAAAAACCAAAAGGATTTGGAGCAATATTAGAAAATGAGCAATTTCAACAAATGGCAATTGGGGCCCTTGGATTAATAATAAATAAATTTGCTTCACCTGGTCCAATTGAAGGAGCAACCGTTACGGCTTTGGCAGGAATTCCAAACGATCAGAGGGAAAAATCTTTAAAAGCTATTGAAATTTTAAGTTTAAAAGATGCAAACTACGGTGATCATTTGCTTTACCTGGCTAATATTGACGATTCTACTTATAAGATGCTTTTGGGATTCATGAAATAAAATAATTATGGCAATTAGTCAAGATAATAAAAAAATACTTACTACCGCAGGAATTTTTATTGCTGCTTATTTAGTAGTAATAAAGCCTTTATTTCAAAGTTTAGGAATAACTAAAACTGAGGAAGAGAAAGCAAAAGAAAAATCCGATGCAGCAAATATATCAGAGGTTGAAAAAAATCTAAATGCAAGAGGTATTGATTTAACTAAAAGTAAAGCGGAATGGGATCAAATAGCAGATGCTATTTACAATGATTTAAGATTTAGCGCATTAGATGATGATAAAGAAGATGCAGGATACCAGGTGGCAAGAGTACAAAATGATGCTGATATAATATATTTAATTAAGACTTTTGGTAAAAGGCAGGAGTATTTTATAGGTTTACCTATTGGATCTCCAAAAAATTTAACTGAATTTATAACTAGCAATTTATCAAGGGAAAAAATTAATTTAATTAATGCTAATTATTCAAGTAAAGGGATAAAATTTAAATTTTAAATAATGAAAAATAAAAATTTATTAATTATTGGGGCCGTAGTAATTGCAGCAATATTTTTTTTTAAAAAGAAAAAAACAACTCCAGTATTACCAGTAGGGCCAATATTACCAGTAGGGCCAATATTACCAGGTGGAAATAATAATTTACATCCAATTGATATGTTACCACAAAATAATTCCAATAGTTATCCTGGGGGATTAACTGAAGGAATGAGAGTATTGGCAGATAATGGAGTTGAGCAACAAATTTTGGAAAATGGTTATTTGTGGGGATTAACTTATGATCAATGGGCTCAACGAGGCTTTGATGCTCCAACTATTGTTAACAGTAGTATTTTGAATCAGATTCCTTATGGTGGAGTTTATAAAGCAGGTATATAATGAAAAAAAATAAAATATATATTACATTAGGATTATTATTTTTAGGAGTTTATTTGTATGCAAAAAACAAAAAACCTAAAAGTACTGTTACCGCAAGTGAGCCATTAATTCAACAAGCATTTTCAATTCCTGGAACTACTGTTTATAAATATGATTTAGTTACACCTATTTACACCTTTAGAAATAAAATTAAATTGGGAGTAATGGAATATGATCAAGATTTGCCATATACTAAAGTGACATTTATTGCAAATAATCAAGTAAAAGAGGGATATATATATAATAACGATATAATTTATAAATAATATGAAAACAAGCGAATACTTAATATATGGAACTATAATATTTCTTTTATATAAATTATATAAAAATACCGAACCAGGTGGAAACATGGATCAAACTAATGCAGGATCAAAAAAGTCAATTAGTTTGCCACCATTTGCAACTGTAACTCCTACCTATTGGAATAAAACTCAAGTTCAACCGACACCAGGAGAAGTTTTAAGTCCAGATCAATTGGCTTATTATAACGCTAAAATTGGCGGATTACCTAAACAAATATATACTTGTTAATTATGATTAGAAATTATACACCCGTTTTTATTGCTTATAATAGTGCTCAATCTATTCCTACTGATTGTAACAGTATTATATTTATAAACTTGGGAACAACTACGGCAATTATTGAAAACGTTACTATTGCTCCATCACAAAGTTTTGTCATAGATGGTAACGAGAACGAATATACAACTGTAACATTACAAATTAATTTTACTGGAGCAGGGCAAAATAATTTAGTTGTGGTTAAAAAAATATTTTAATATATGGGATTTAGTTATAACGTTAATGTACTCAATCAAAAGGGTAGTCCTGCAATTTATACCGATACTTTTGCCAATAGACCATCACCAGGTTATGCAGGTCGATTGTTTATTTCAAGTGATACAAGTGCAATTTATGAAGATACGGGGACGGCGTGGACATTAATTGCAAATGTAAGTAGCGGGGCGGGAACTTTACAACAAGTTACAACAAACGGTAATACTTCAAATGTAGGTATTAATATAACGGCGGGGGGGTTAAGTACAAACAGTTTAACCGATACGGCTTTAACGACAGGATCAGTTACTTTTGCTGGTGCTGGTGGTTTAATTAGTCAAGACAACGCAAATTTATTTTGGGATGACACCAATAATCGTTTGGGTATAAATACCAATACACCAACCAATACTTTAGATTTACATTACGCGGGTACTGGATCAACTTTAGGTATAAACAATACCGCTGGTAATCAAAGTGCTATTGTTTTTGTAAATACAGGGGTTAATAAATGGCGTATAGGTAATACTTCTACAAATAATTTTGATTTTTATAATAGTGCTTTAGCTTTAACGGCTATTACAATAAATGGAACTTCAAACGTAGCTTATTTTAATCAAAATATTTTTATTAAACACGGCGGTACATTTTATAATACGGCTGGTTATAATTCTATTGGTTCAGATATTAATGGTTTTTATTTTCAAAGGGACTCTAATTTAAATGTTGCTTATTTTAATTTTGGTAGTTTAACAACTACAAGAAATTTTACTTTTCCTGACGCAACGGGTACTATTGCTTTAACTTCAAATTTAGCAAGTTATTTGCCATTAAGTGGTGGAACTTTAACAGGTGATTTAACAATAGCACAAAATGCTGCAAATGTTAGATTGTTTTTAACTAACAATACTGCAACAACTGGTAAAAGTTGGTATTTAAATTCTTATAGTGATGGTAAATTATATATAGGTAATGCAACTGGTGGAGATTTATTAAATTTTGATGTAACAGGTGAAGCAAGTTTTGCAAATAAAATAACTGCCGTTGGTACTATTTTATCAAATACTGCAAGCGTAGTAAATTTTACTTTAGGTAGTACTGGTGCAAATTTTGGTCAATTATTTTCAAATGGTTCAACTGCTTGGTCATTAGGTTATGGAGGTGTTTCAGGAACTAAAGGAACAGCGGTATTAAATTGGACTAGCGGAGGAAATGTTTTAATTGGTAATACAAATGGATCCGTAGGAACTTTAAATGTAACGGGTAGAATAGCGTTAACATCGGGGTTATTTTTTAGTTCTAATTTAACTGCTGAAGATAGATGGGAAATTAACGGCGCTGGAAGTACAAATTTAACTTTTACTAGAAGTGGAGTTGCTGAATATATGCGACTTTCAAATGGTGGTAATTTACTTATAAATTCAACTACTGACGATACAGTAAATAAATTACAAGTAACGGGGTCAATAAAATGTACAACAAATTTAAATTGGGGTAATACAAGCGGTTCGTTAATGAAAACTGTTGGCGGTACTCAATTATTTGCTGCAACTTATACAAATACAAATTATTTATATAGCGGTGGTACTGATTTTAGAATAAACAATCAAGCTGATAGTGCAAGTTTATTAGTTATTAATGATAACGGTAAAACACAAATTGGCGGAACTACTGCGGCAAGTACTAAATTATATGTAAAAGGTATTTCAACTTCAAGTTCAGATGTTTGTTTATTATTAAATGATTCTGCAAATGCTGATTTATTCTATGTTAGAAATGATGGATATATTAATGCAGGTACAAGGTCAAATTCTCCATATAATTACAATGTAACATTTTCTCCTAGAACTGCGGGGTTAGATGCTTCTGGTGGTTTTGGT